GACAGGGAGGGCCGTGGGCCCGAGGGTTTAGAGAACTTCCCTTAAGTTCTCAACGACTGCCTGAGTCCAGCGCAGTCGGCTAACAGCGGGGATTGAAAGGTCCCGCCATTGCGTGTCAGTCCATTGCTCCCAACATGGAGCTATGGCGACACGACTTTCGTACCGCACCACGAAAGAACGAGTGGTGTAGGTACGGTTGCGCATCGTTCCGTTAACAGAACATAACACCAGCCCAGGCTCGTTCACACGAGTCTGTACACGGCTGGGTCTCCCCCTTCCCTTACCGGGAGGGAGGAACTGTTCACTCACCAACGTGACGGAAGGCCTTGCGGCCCACCGATCGTACATGACTGCCCCTGTATCTCTACAGGTTCGAGCACCTTTGGTAGGAAGCAATACGGCAGGGACTTTAAGTCCTGCGGTGTCACCATCCCACCTAGGTACCAACGGCACTTTGATCTTGCGAGGTAATTTCTTACCACTTTGCTTGATCGGAACCGATTCCATACACTTATACAAATACGTAATAGTTTCTGGAAGCGGGACGTGCCAACGTGCAGACCATGTGTTGAGTCTGTTGATTAAAGAAACGAAATCCTGCGGCGTTACGAGTGACTTTGCGTACACTCCACGCACATAGTGGCCAATATAATAATCGCCACCACAGGACTCACGGAACGGACCTTCGCTAAAGGTCTTCGTGCGATTAACGGAAAAACCATAGGCGCCTAACATCTCAATTACGAGGTTATAGGCACGAATGTCGACGATAATATCGTCGCCGTTCACCCCAAACGTCGGGGATTTTGCAGACGAACCGCGGTAAGGTACCCCGCAAATTCGATACGCAGCACGAACGATCGCACTAAAGATCATCGTTTGTAAGGGAAAAGTATAACCATTCCCCATAGACGAGATCATGTGTAGTTCCACTATCTCGCCGCCGAATTCCTTCGGCAAGCGGGTATAGCTGCACCTAAATCGATCTAGGAGCTCGACGACCTCGCGGCCGAAGAGCTCTTTGACGATAGTGCGGGATATAGAGTCCGAAGCGGATGACAAGTCGATTGTTGCATAACGACCTGTCACGGACCCTACCCTGGCTAAATGCCTATTGAGACTCTGCTGAGTTTCCAGATTTATTTGGAAAAACCTCTTCAGAATTCCCTCAAGAACACCGCCAAGCCCCAGCTGATAATAAGTATTAATGCTGGGTTCAGTACACGTTGTACGATCAATTTCCTGTGTTTTGCGAACGCAACACAGATTTGATACGTCTTCGATAACAACTCTTCCCCCCGCAAGGCGTCTGACAAGTTCTGTCTTGCCCGCGAGGGATAGTGAAGAGTGGTCGTCTAACCATTGCTGGTAGACAGCTGGCCTAGTACAGCTCACATCGGTGCAACGTTTGTCATATTCTGACGTGCCGTTAACACCTTTGGAAGATCCTGGTCCGAAGTACGCATGGTGAAGAACATCTCGCCATGAGAACCTAAGGCCTGACCAGTCGTAGAGAGCGTCATAAAGAAATTGCTTGACGTCTCCATGACATTGCTCTCCCGCGAGGGAGAGCGAGGTCGGATCAAAGCGGTACGTTCCACAAGCCTCATTTACTTCGAGGAACTTGTGTATTGCCTTAGAACCACGCATAAAAGCCGCGCTAGCGTCAGTCTCCTCAACGAATTTCTTGAGGAGCGACACCAGCATGGCTGAGCGTGCATAGTCACGGGCATTCCCTTCCGGGCGCATAAACCACTCATTAAGAGTGGTTGCAGCGTAGTCTACATCACCCAAACCGCGGAAGATTGCGGTATGGGTAGCGACATCTCGGGGGATTTCGGGACTAGAGGCAAGGTCGTCGCAAAGACGGTCGTAAAGAGCACTAGGGCTGAAAACCATTTTGTTCTCCTTGAACTTGACTTCGTAACAATGGTGCGAATAAATTGCACCACGGCTTTTCCGATTTTCTGCTGGTTAGCAGGTTCCATTACAGAACCGCGTTAACAGTGGTGTCACCGATGCCAGCAGACTGCTGGCTGAGGGCACCAATGTGGGCAGAAAGGGCGGCGCGGACACTTGCAGCATCATAAGTGTCAGCACCAGCCGGGCATTCGATGACAGTACGAATCATCATCGTTTGCGGGACCTGGTTCGCAGCGGGCAGAACGCCCTTGCGAGTCAGGAGGCCGTAGTTGTTGCGAGGTACCTCACGAATCACACCCGTAATAGGGTTCACAGCGCCGAGGGTCTTGAGGACCTTGGGGCGAGTGAATGTGACAGTGAAGGGGGAGCCAACGCTGTGTGCGCTGACACCCGTCTGAGTTCCACCGAGCGCCGTAACCGCGTACTGTTTGCCATTGTTATCTGGCGCAGTGTCCGCGACGTGCGTGTAGGTGGGGGAGGTCAAGCCGGTCTGAGCCGAGCCCGTAATGGGCGAAGTGAGGGTGAAAGACATCTTCGTTCCTTTTTAAAGGGGAAAATACTACAGGTTAAACAACTAGAAATAGTGCGCTTTAGGGAGAAAATCTCTAAGTTCGCGCACCAGGTTTTGCCTCAAAGCTATGACGTTCATCACCTTAACAGGCGATAAAGCAGAACGGAACTCTAATACAGGGAGTGGTACTTGCCCTGGATTAGATCGAACATAGGTATCGAGGTAACTCGTACAACTGCCAAGGTATCCTACGCCTGTAACAAGGCCGGGTACTCGTGCTTTGGTTTCTGCTTCGTCGTATACGAGAGAGGTTTTAGCCACTCTCTTATGTAGTTCGACTCGGCATTGCCATTTAACAGAGGAGTAACTTACAGCCCAGGCGTTTAGAACGTCACCTACCGAGGTGACGTAATCTAGGAGGAAAGACCAAGGGAGTAACTCATAAAAGGTAGGCACAAACTCCTTAACGGAGAAGCCAAACCTTCTAGAGATATCAGGCAGACTACTCATGTTGGGACCCACGGCGCGAACATGTACGCCGCCGGTATATTTTACCAACACATCTGCCTTCTCTTCTCGGGCCATTCTCCCACATACGTAGGCACCCCCTCCGGGGTTGTAGCACTGAACGGAAGTCAAGCTTGACTGATTCCAGTCGCGCCCTATGCCGCTCACGCGCTTTTGCTGTTCAGAATCGAACAGTGAAGCGAGAGCATCCGCAGCATCCTGAACATCGGATACTAGCGGAAGGATACCGAACGTGGCTGTAAGCCACGCATCGGCGACCTTCTTTTCACGCTGAGTCCACGTCAAACTTTTCCTAGGTGCCTTAATAATACCTTTGGCACGGTCGGTATAGTTTTTGATAAGACGTGGTATTTCTACGTACGGTTTTCGGACCAAAGCAGCGGTCTCTCTCAATTCACCGAGAAAGACACCTCCGCCGAACTTCTGTTGGGTTTTCTTCAATTTCTTGTAGAAGTCAACCCTACTTATGGATTCGGCGGCAGTACTAGAAGCCGAAATGCTCGGAAGTACTTGCCGAGCAAAGTCCCCAGACATAGTTGCACGTCTGCGGTCGGTGCCATGGTAATAATCCAGGACGAAACTACCTGGAGCGTCCTTAACGAGCCCACTTGTTAAAGAGTAGGCCGTGGTCGCATTTTGGAAAGCAGCTACTTGCTGTTTCCATTTCGGGTTAGTAAAGCCCGTGCGACTCTGGACGTACAATACACTCCCCATATCCGACACCCCATTATTAACATACGAACCGGCTACGCTTTTTATCGCATAGTCGATTCGCCAGGGGTGAACTTGGGGCCGATGATAAGATAGGTCTTTTGGACTATCTTTAGCGGCAGCTTTTGCAGCGCGGAGAGCTAGGCTCTCGCGGGCTGCTAACGTCGCATAGTTGGCACGCTCCTCTTTTGAAAGAGCGTTCCAGTCGGCCCACGGTAAACGGGGATACTTACGTGTCATGGCTACTTCTCCTTAGTTGGTTAGACTAGGGGTGGTAGAGTAACAACTGGGTAAAACGCAAGTTGAGACCCTGGAACCCCCACGACCGGTTAGCCGGTGGTAGGTACGATGATTAACAGTGCTCGCAAACGGCGATTGAGTTTCCTCAACTCATCCGTACTGAGCGATTCTACAGGGGGAGCCCTCTTGTACCCCAAACGAACCGAGTTCGTCTGGAAGATTGAAGGCTCTGTAACCTGATAGAATCTATACTCGCATTCTTCTAGAATGCGTGTCTGTGCTTCATCCATACTTTCCTTTCGTGGTGG